AGCCTGCGGTCGAGGTCGCACGCGGGGTGTAGTACTGGTTGGCGCCATTTACGTCGATGTCACCGACCGGGGTGGTGTTGGCCGCGATGCGGTTGGCATAGTCCATCTTGTAGGTCTGGAAGCCAGCGACTTCACCGACGAACGAACGCTCGTAGGCGGTGGTCGGCTTGCCCGTCATGGTCTGACGGCCAGCGAGATCCGACGCCATGCCGTTATACGAGCGCGAAGACAGCGCCAGATAACGGTCGAACATCTGCACGCCCTGCTCGTTGAACACAGCGTCGCATTCAGCCACGTCCGAGTAGCCGCCGGCAGAGCCAGAGCGGGTCACGACGAGGGTGGACTGAGCAGCAGCCACGTTCATGATGGCGACGTTGATGTCCGAAGCAAGTTTCTGCTTTGCGGAATCGCCAAGGCGGCCTTCCTGCAACTGGTCGCGCAGTTCTTTCGCGTCCAGAGCAAACGGCACGGTTTTGCTGAAGCCGATGGTGGCCGGAACAGCAAGCTGCGTGAAGTCAATGAAGCTGGACGAGATGTCGGTGCGCGGTGCGCCGTTGATCGAGGTCGCAATGTAGGGCTGCGGACGCCAGATCTGGTCGTTGGTGCGGGCCATCATTTCGTCGCCGGTGTTGTACACCGACACGTTGCGCGACATTACCAGCGCATCGTTGAAGCCTTCGAGGATGTTCTCAAAGGCAACTCGTTCTTCTTTTGAAAAAGCGTTAGCCATTTCCGTGGTCCTTCATGTGGGGTTTAGCCCTTGGCCTTCTGCTTCTTATACTGGAAAACCTTGGAATAGTCGCCAGTCTTTTCTGCTTCAGACCGCAGGCGGTCTAGGGTGCTGTCAACCGCGCCAGACGGGCGGGCGGTGCCGCTGATCTTGCGCTCGGGTGACGATTGAGCCTTACGGTTCGAGATCTTCAACTGCGTCTCCAATTTCGCAACCGCGAAGGCGAACTTCACGGGATCGGTGATGGAAGCGATTTCCTTCGCTTTTTTCGGGTTCTTGCCCAGAGCATAAACGACAAGAGCCGGGTTTTCGGCACCTTGCACAATCATCCCCTGCTGCATGACGCTAAGGGTGTCTTGGACGACATCCTCGGCAAACTCAAAGTCACGCACCTTCAGGCTGGCCTTCGCCCCCTGATAGCCCTCCAACTTGCGCTCCCATTCTTTCTGAACAGCTTGGTGTTCAGACTTCATGGCAGCCTCACGGTCGTCGTGCTGGCGCTTCTTGTCGTACCATGCGGTCAGTTCCCGCTCGTATCGGTCGGTGTCGTAATCGGCTTTCTCAAGCGTTGGCTTCGGTCCAAGGGGCGCGACCCCAGGTGTGTTCCGCTGTTCGACCTGCGCTAGACGCTGTTCAAGCTCCTTGGCTCGACGTTTCTCCTCACGATACTGCTTGCGAAGGTCACGAACCCAATCGGGCGCGCGGGCCTCCTCATCTTCTTCCGGGGCTGGCGCTTCCCCGCCGATTGATATGACGACCTCTCCATCTTCGGCATCATCGCCTTCAGCCTCGTCTGCCATCTCGGCATCTTCGGCCTCTAGTTCAGTTTCTTCAGCCTCGACTTCAAAGTCCTCTTCGATCTGTTCTGCCAATTCAGTCATGCGATCCTCGCGATTTTCTCACCCATTACATTGTGCGGCTGGGCGGTTGCCGCATTCCGGTGGCGACGGTCTCTTGCAGAGCCTTCGCCGTTTCTACGACGTTGGTGCGCTCTTTCTGCTGAATGCCAGCAAGCACCTCAACGGTCTTGGCGCGGGTCTCTTCCGCACGCGCCAAGGTGTATTCTGTATTGGCCTGAGCCTGGCCAGCCTTGGCCTGCGCTTCCATCGCGGCGGCCTGTAGGTAAAGCGCCTGCGGATCGGGTTGCTGCGCGGCCTGCATTTCGGCCAACAGCTTTTCGCCTTCCTGCTCGGTCGGCTGGATGACGCCCATCTTGATCAACTTGTCGCGGAAGTAGGCGCGCACCTCGCCGATGCCCTCGCCGTCCATGTTCATCATGGCCATCGATGTCAGCACCTGCTGCGTCTCAGGATCTGGCGCGATCTGGATCATGCCCAACAGAGCGCGAACGGTGGCGCTGCGCTTGGTGGCCGAGGCCGGGCCGACATCCACAGCCACGTCAAACTTGGCGTTGGACAGGTCGTTTTCGTATTCAACTTCGCCGGTCTTGGGGTTGAGCATCGGCTTGCCGATTTCAATGCTGGACAACTCGCCGCCCAGGCCCACCGACTTCATCTTGCGGCCAGGCTCGACCACGATGTCACGCGCCATCGACAGCCAGACCTCACCGCAACGCTTCACGGCCTTGGACATGTTCGACATGTAGATAAAGGTCTGCATGTCCAGGCGCTGCTGGATCAGTTCCACGGCCTTGCCGCTGATGTTGGAGACGACCTCCTCGGCAGCATCGGGCTTGCCCAGCAGATCGCTCATGTCCTGCTCGGTGATCTGCAACAGGCCAGCCAGCGCAGGAGGGATCTGCGGCGGCTTGGTGTAGCCGACCGGGCCGGCAAGCGTCTCACCGCCATTGGCGTCGGTCACGGTGTTCAGGAGCAGGTAGGGATAGTTTCTGAGGTTGTCCTCGGACCACATCATTTCGTGGCCGGCCACCTGCTCTGGCGTGAAGATCGGCTTCTCGACGGTCGAAAGCGCGGAGATCTCGCCCAGCTTGGAAAGCTGCATGTTCTTCAGGCGCTGGGCGTCCTTGGCCAAGCGCACGTGGCCCATGCACCGCTCGACGTTGTCCACAAACCAACGCTTGCCGTAGACCGGGATGATCGGAATCTGGTCGCCGGCAATGTAGCCGCTGTCCTCCAGAACCTTGCTGCCCGACATGATATACTTGCGCACCTTGCGGCGCTTCACACGGCGCTGGCGGATCTCTTTGGTGCCGACAGCCTCAAGCATCGTTTCCAGTTCAGGATCTTGCTCGAAATCGCGCTCTGAATACTTTTCTTCCTGCCCGTCGAGGGTTTGGAAAATGCGGATCAGTTCCGACGCTTCCTCGACGCGGTAGACCTCAGCCACATAGACGACATCAGGTGTCGCCCAGTCAAACCCCACCTGCTGAATGCCCTTCGGCCAGGTGGTCGGGTCATCTTCCCAGACTTCGCGGTAGGCATCGGGCGTCATCGCCGTCAGCACATAGCACATGCGCGCGTCTGACTTGTCTTGGCGCTTGGCATCCAGATCGAAGAACACGGTGGTGTCAGCGTCATAGATCGGCTCGATCCGAATGCGCTGCTTTTCGTTCTCTTCGTCGTACTCGTCTTCGTAGACAGCACGCAGGCGGAACGCACCGAAGCCACCGCCGACGGCCTCCTCGAATGCGTTGTCGTAGGCTTCATTGGCGCCGCTGTCCTGCTCGTCAGAACGGAACAGGCCATCGCACACGTCGGCCATCTTGTCGTCGTCGGTGCCGTCCTTGCTCACGAAGTCAACCGTGATGCGGTTGTTGCGGTACTCGTTGATGATCCGCATGACGGACAGGTGAACCTTGTTCACCTCAAACTTGGGCTTGTTCAGATATTGCTCATAGAGGTTGCCCTCCCACTGCGCGCCCGAGATGGAGTAAAAGCGGCGATCCTCCAGGCACTGCAAACGCTCATCGCGCATGGTGCTTTGGATGGTGTCAAACTCTGACATCGCTTCGGCATGAACATTTGCAAGCCGCTGGTCTCTGGTCATGCGGGCCAAGTTGCGCGCCTTTCGCTGGATATTTGGGCCGAAGTATACGGCAGGTCGATCTGAATATCAATCACCGTGCCATCGGCATGCTGACGGGGACCAAGCGGGCCTTCGGCTTGTCCTGCTTGGCCACGCGACGGGCGCCCTCGCAGGCATAGCGCAGCGCGTCGATGACGTGGTTTTCCTTGTCCTCTAGGATCGGCAAGATGCTGCCCGTGTCCCGGTCGGTCTTGTAGCTGTAGAGCGTCAGTTCATCGATGGTGTGCTTGCAGCGGGGATGCACCACGATGTCAAAAGACTTCAGCCATTCGACGCCTTCCTCGACCGACTTCGGCCCCTTTACCGCCGGCATGATCTTCGGGAAACCGTTCTTGCGCATGTGGCTGATCGTCTCGGGCCGCGCGCTGTCGGCCACCATCGGCCAGCGCTCAGCCTCGGGGATCGTCATAAACAGCGAAGGCGTGTCAACGATCTCGCAGCCCACCTGATAGGCCTCATAGTCAATATATAGCTTCCGTCCTATAATGTGGCAGCGAATGCCGACGGTCGGGTCAGTGGCAAAGCCCCAGTCAGCGCCGAGGCGATGGACTGCATCAGGCGGTGCCTCAAAATCCTCAATGGTCCAGTTCTTGAACACGCGGGTTTCGCTGTTGCGGACATACTCGCCCTTCCAGACGTGCAGGTATTTGTCTGGATCGCGCCGCTTGTCGTATTCCATCTCGTCCTTGAGAACGTCAGGGAACCACGGGTTGTCGGTATAGTTCACCTCCACGATCACGCTGTCAGGCGGAGGCGTTGGCCCACGCAGCAGGCCCTCGATGGGGTCCGTGTCAAACCGTGGGTTCCAACTGAACAGCAGTTGCGATCCTGGCTTACGGATGGTCGGGCGCAGGAGATCCAGCGAGAACTGGCTGATTGACTGGGCCTCCTCAACCCACGCAATGTCAAACCCCTCGAGCGATTTTACACTGTCGGCTGTATGGTTCTGCATGCCCTGGAAGATGATGACGCCGCCGTGCGGGCATTTGATCTCGGCCTGCTGTACCTGAAACAAATGACCGACGCCCAGTTCCTCGATCTTGTTCTCGATCAGCTTCTTGACCGACTGCTTCAGCGACTTCTGCACCTCGCGCACGCAGACCACGTCGGTCTTGCGCATCACGCACCGCTCGACGATCCACTCGGCGAAGAAGGTTGACTTGCCAGATCCGCGCCCGCCGAACGCCCCGATATAGCGGGCGCTCTCGCGTTGCAGGATCGGCAGCGCCCAGCGGGGCGTGTTGATGTCTAGGTTCATTGGGGTCCGACTACTAACTGGTCCCACTGGCTTGGCGGCACAGCAATCGAGATGGCTTCTTCAATGTCACGCCGAGACACGCCGAGGGCTTCAGCAGCGCCGGCGATGCCAGCCTGATTGACAAGGCCAATGATTTGCATCTCTGGCGTTCCGGCTTCTGCGTCATCGCCGAGAGCCGTCAGCACGGCAGCACCGCCAACGCCGGCGCTCAGGTTTCGCAAATTGGCAAACGCTGGGTCGAAGCGGGCGAAGCGGGAGCGGACTGTCGTTGGGTCCGTTATGCCCAAGGCCAATCCGCTCTCATCAAGCATAGAAAATCCGGTATTGCCCTGAGACTGAACATATTCCGAAATCGGGCGCTCGCTCATTCCCTCTGAATAATGAGCGAACTGTCGTCCAGAAATGTCTCGCGCGTTAACTGAACTCAGGCTCGGGCCATAAGAAAGTTGCTTTTTGGGTCTGTATGCGATGATGCCTTCCGGAATAGGCGCATCAGGATTTTCGTCTCTAAATTTTCTTAAGGCTTCATAGTCTGTAAGGTCATCAAAGAAATAAGACCAATTTCCACGCAATGGCGCTTCATCTGAAGCCATCAACGCATCCACCTCTTCCTCAGAATAAATGCGATCTTCTAGCTTGGATCGAAAAGCGTTTTGATCTGCGCGACTGTAAGACCCAATTCCTTCAACACGACTTGTATCAATTTTCACAGGAATAGTTGAATTAGATCCAGACCCTAAGCCCTCATTTGCGCTTGCTAATGCTCCGCGCTGCGCGCCTTCAGGCGTTGGACCAAAAAAAGACGCCCCCCGAAACTCGCTGGGAATAAAATATGAAAAATCATTAGATGTCGCATGATAAGCGTCTGCCGTTTTTCCCATCGCCTCTGCCCGTGCCATCCTACTTGCTGTGTCCATTGGCAGAGGCGTGTTGAAATACATATACTGGTCGTCAGCCGCATCCATCATCTGCTCGGTCACTTCGTCAGCGCGGCCTTCGGCGCGAAGCTGGAGAATATCGCGCGCCATCGCTTCGGCTTCATTGCGCGGGGTTGGAAGGGTTGGCGCCGCTGGCGGCTTTGGTGTGCGGTACATTGACTCGCTGATGGCATAATCTTTGGCCTTGCCCTTGTTCTCGACAAAGCCGAACCGCTTGTAAAATTCTTTCAAGCGCGGAACTGACCCGCCGAAGTCTCCAGACGGTGACAGCTTTAGTGTCGCGCCCTGAGCGTCAACCGCATCAACTAGATCCTGCATGATCTGCGTTCCGATGCCGCTGTTCCGTTGAGACTTAGGAACATCAATCCTATTGAGCGTGTAGCCCTTGGATGCGTCACCACTCACGCTGATCTTTACATCAGGATACCTAGCACGCAGCACGTCATCAATGGACTCGCCTCTGCCAACGCCGGGGATCGGGTTGCTGTACATCACCGGCACGGGACCGGGCTGGTTGAGGCGGTCAACGATGTCGCGACCAGCCGCACGCATAGTGTCTCCAGCAGCCTGCGTCGTGGGTGAGAACCCCAGAAGCCCCTCCATCATCGCGGTGGCAGCAGGCACACCGATGGCACGCGCTGCTGCAATAGGTGCAGCGATGCCAGCCACGCCTGACGCCATCTCGCCCAAGGCAGAGATGCGGTCCCAATAACTTTGATCGGGTGCCATCATGCGAGATCCTGCCCGCATAGCGCCGCCGATGCCCTCGACCGGGTTGAAGGTCTGGTTCAGAAAGCCGAGGCGCTCCTGAACGCCGCTGCCGATGTCGAGGATGCCCGGTGCCGTGCGACGTGGCGCATTGGTGTCGCCAGGCTCATCCACGCGCACCCACTGACGACCTTCCGGCGCAGGCGGGACTGGGCCAGCATACGGATCATTGCTATCCCAGACGGCCTGCCCTGTTGCCGGATCAATCAGCTTCATGCCTTAGCCCTTCGGATCGATGATGGTTCGCTTGATTTCGACCGGGATGGCGCCGCCGTCTGGGCCGGAGTGTTCGCTCTTCAGCGTGTCGTTCCAATCGGCGCGAAATCGGTTCTTCATCTGGAAAATGTAGCTGGTCGCGTTGAAGTCTTTGACGCCGCCGAAGGTTCCGATCTTGCCCTGACGCTCCCACCAAGACTGCGCACGCTGCAAGCCGCGCTTTACGGCGCGGGAAAATTCTGGGTTCGCGGCCATCCAATTGTTGATGGTTTCGCGGTCAACGTCGCAGGCTTCAGCCATTCCGGCCAAGGTTTCACCCTCTTCGCCTGCGGCTATGACGATGTCGCACATGGCTGGATCGTACTTTGTCGGCCTGCCTGCTGGCATATTGCTCACCTCATCTCGGGCGATGCTGCCCGGTCGCTGGGCGCATTCTAACGCTTCACCGCCAAATATGCAAACTGTCCTACGCCCTCGCGCTTGCAGAAAAGGAAGACCAGCTTGTCGGTCTCTGCTCTGGCAGCCGCGTAGCGATGCAGGCCGCCGCAGGTCTGGCCGACATGGTAGACGATGCGGTCGCCCTTCTGCGCCTCGGCCAGCGCGTGGTAGAAGGCATCCTTGCTGGTGTCGCCGGTGATGTGGATGGTGCTGCTCATTCGATGACATCCCCAAAATCAAAATCATCTTCCAGATCCTGTGGCGCGCGTCTGACCGCCTTCACCTCGGCGCCGGGGAATGCCAGCTTCACCGCGTTCACCAGCCCGTTGCGGTGTTCGTGCAGGGCGACGGCCACCTCGCGCATGGTGTGGATCGCGATGCCTGGACGCTTGGCGTAGGCTGCCGGCCATTCCCTGCCATCCTCGATGATGCCGTAAACGGTGCCTTCGTATTCGTGTTCCCAGATCATCGGATCGGAAACTGGCCGACCGAGGCTGACGGCTTCGGCGTCCATTGCGGTCAGCCCGCGCAGACAGATCTCGACCCAGAACTTCACCTTGTCTGGATCTTGTGCGTCGATGGCGGCGTTCAGGCCAGCCATCGCCTTGCCCCACTTCCCGGCGCTCTCGGTCGAGACGAGTTCGGGCAGGCGGTCGATGCCCCAGCGTTTGTCCATCTCGCGCACAGCCGCGTCGAAGGGTGCCAGCGCGAGGTCCGATTTGATCTCATTCGCCGTCGCTCCTTTGTGCAGGATGCGGTCGTCTTTTTTCTGGCGTGTTGGTCTCTGTGCCATCGTATTGCTCCTCTCGTTTTCATTTTCGGGTTCGCCCTTGTTACGGGTAACCCCAGCGCGTGCGCCGGTGACGCGCCGCTAGGCAGGCGGCAGTGGCGCGCTCTGCGCCGCTGGGTTTACCCTATAGGGCGAATTCACCAGTGGCGCAGTCGATTTGCGCCGCTGGCGCGCCACTGAAACCACCTTTTCAAATCCAGTGGCGCACATCAAAACTGCTCCCCAACACGGCCTACAGGGCGCACACCTTTGCGGTCTTTACGCTGGCTTTCGGAGCGATATTCGAACTCCTCAATCAGCCCCTTGTCGTGCCACGTCTTGATGATGCGTTTGGCCTGTCCGTCGTTCTTCATGTGGGCTGGATCGTCGAATGCGAATGTCGTGATGACGCGCCCGGCGAAGCGGTCTTTGTCTTGCGGCCTGATGGAGTAATACTCCTGAGATCCGTCATCTGTCCTCGGCCCCAGTTCGATCATCCGCAGCATCTCATTCACGACGGCATCGGTCATGCCCTTCCATTCGTCTGGCAGATCGAATGGGACGCAGACACCGATCCACTCGCCGTTGTCGATCTTGACCCCGATCATCTGGCGATAGGTTGACTTGTCCGCAGGCGGGGCCAGATTGGCCTTGCCATCGTCCACGCGGAAGATGCCCTTGGCTTTGTCCATGTCGACGCCCAGCTTCATGGCGTCGTCCTCTGAGACCTTGTTGACCACCCGTGCAGCACGGGCCGCCCCGATCAGGCTGCCTGCGCCACGCACGCTGTCAATCGACGCATCCTCGCCGTTGCCTTTGCGGATGTGGTGAACCAGGCCGATGGCGCATTTCGTCTCGTCCGCCACGCGCCTTATTTCCGCCACAATGGCGTTAATACCGACGTTGTCGTTTTCGCTGCTAAGACTATGAGCCGCAACGAATGGATCGATGAACACGCAGCCGATCTGCTTTTCGGGGATCTTGGCGCAGAGGTATTCGACCAGCTTGGTATTTGGCAGCACGCCGTCTCTGGTCTGGATGCCGAACTTGAGGCTGAAGTCTCGGCCAGCGTTGACGAACAGGCGGCCCTCGACTTCGGCGGGCTTGATCCCGTAATGCCGCATCGCGGCGAGAACCCGGCGCTGGATCTCAGACAGCGGATCTTCCAGATTGACCAGCCAGACGTTGGTGCGCTCTTTCACCTCCTCGCCCAGCAGCGGGCGGCCTGTCACGATGGCCAGCGCCTCCACGATCTGGAGCGAGGTCTTGCCGATCCCGCCTGCCGACGCCAGCACGCTGACGAAGGACCGCAGGTAGTGGTGGGCGTATATCCAGCGGCGCGGTTCGATGCTGGCCTCGTCGAACATATCGTAAAGCGTGGGCCAATCCGGGGCCGCCTCGGGGGCGTCTGGGGTGTCGAAGCTGTCTAGGTCTATGTCATCGTCCAACGAAATTTCGTTGGCGGGGTCTGCCACCTTTGTTTCGTTGACGATTTTCTCCGACGAAATTTCGTTGGAGGTGGGGGCCACATAGTCGAAATCATCCATGCCGTTCTCTGGCACGTCGATCTCGGCTTTGGCCGGGCTGATCTCTAGGCCATAGGCGCGCACGGCTTTGTCGAAATCGCCCTGATGCTCATAATGCACATAAAGGTCCCATGCATCGCCCCAGCAGTATGAACTCTCACCAAGTGACTTAGGCCTGCCAACGCCGGCGGCTGCATCCGATCCAGAAAGGCTTACCCAATGCGATAAGAAGTTCTGCGTGGCGTAGCTTGGGCTGGTTTGATACCGAGAACGGTAATGCTGGGAAGATCCGCGCCGTTCGTATTGGTAGCGGGCGAACAGATCCTCGATGGTATGGTCAGCGTTGAAAGCATCAATCGGGCTGACCTGATCGGGAAACTTCTGCCGGCGCTCGGCACGCTGGCGCTCACGCTCTGCACGCGCACGCTCGGCCTGCTCGGCGGCGAGGCGATACTGTTCCAGCCTTCTGTCAATTTCTTGACGGATGGCGCTGTCGGCATCCAGACGCAGCGTGCCGGCCCGGATGATGCGGTGCTGGTAGAAGATCGGGGTCAGATCGGGGTTGCGCTTGGCCAGCGGCACGTTGGGCAGATAGATTGGCTGGCCGCAGCGTGCCAGGGCGCCGTCGGGGTGTATGCCATTGGCATGCAGGAGATCGAAGAGGGCGGTCTGGGCAAGCTCATAGTCAGCGCCTGACAACGCGCCGGCCAGCGGCAGCAGGACGCGCCACTTGCGGTTCTCTGGGGTCGCGCCCGAGGATGAGTAGGCAAGCAGGCTGACAGGCCCGCAGACGGCCTCCACGGCGGCCAGCACGTCATCTAGGCTGGGGTTGCCCTTGTCGATGTCGAGGGCGAGCATGCGGAAGGCGCCACGCTCGCGCTGGGCTTCGTGCGATCTGCCGTCGTGTTCGCGGTAGGTCGAGGGAATGAAAAAGTCTGCGTCGATCTTTTCTTTCGCCTGCGGTGTGGAAACCATGCGGGCGATGTCGGCCCAAGAGATGCCGGGGTAGGATTGGCCGGGTTTGTCAATCAGGGTGTGAAAAGAGCCGGGGGCTGTTAGGAAGCGGATATCAGACATTGTGGCCACCGCGACACTTGCCACCAGATATTGCGTGCATTATAGTTTCTCCTGCAAGGTTTCTCCGCCTGCAAACGTAACCTGCTCCTCCCTCGGTTACGCCTGCCTTAACTGAACCCCGGCGCGTTGGTCTCACGCCGGGGTTCTTTTTATCTCACCAAGGGATGTCGTCTCCGAGTTCTTCCTTGATGCTCTCGCGCTTCTGCTCGGTCAAGGGCGCTTTGGCCTGCTCGAACGGATCGGCCTTGCTCTCGACGGTATCGAAATCATCCATGCCGCCGTCGCCATAGCGGGCTTCGGTAATTTGGCATGCGTCTAGGAGCAGTGAAATCCCTCCCAAACCGTCTGGGTCTACCACGGCCACAGCCCAAGCGCGCACGGTGCCTTTGGACCCGCCCCAGAAGTTCAGATCGGCCAGCGGCTGCTTCTGCCCGTCGATGACGGTTGGTGCCTTGTTGGGCGTGCCGTCTTTCTTCATGCCGTTGCGCTTGGCGGAGAACTGCACGATCCCGGTTTCGTTGCCATGCTCGTCCTTCAGCTTCTTCATGCCGAAGACCTTGGAGAACTGTGGCATCTTGCTGTTGCGCGAGCGGCAAGCCTCATAGTGGGCGCGCAGTTCTTCGTAAAGCGGCTTGGCCTGCTCTTTGGGCATGTCGAATGCCACGCTCCAGGCCGCGTTGGAAGCGGTGGGCGCGCAGGGTTCGCTGGCCTGCTTCTGGGTGTTGAAGCGGAAGGTGCCGCTCAATTTCGGGTACTGAAGGGTCACGTTTTTGGCGAGAACCTTGTGGAAGTCACTGTCGTTGTTAGCCATTGGTTTGCTCCTCTTGGCGTTGGTCTCAGAAGTCTACGGTTTGGTCGAAGATGTCATCTTCGGTGGTCTCGGTCTGCCAGCGTGGCAGATCGATATGGTTAATCAGTGGCCAGCCCGTTGTGAAGTCGGAAACTGCGCTGGCGTTGCTGATCTTTTGGAGGGTCTGGGTCACGATCATGTCGGCGTGGTCCAGATAGCGGTCGGTGAGGGCGTGGACACCCACGGCAAAGGGCGCCTCCTTTTCGACGGCGATGAACATGAACGTGTCGGCCTTGTAGCCAGCGGCACGCAGGGCGCGCAGGTAAAAGGCGGCCTGCACGTCATATGCGTACTTGCGAAGCTCACGCGGGAAGCCGTCGGGGCTGGCGTCGGTGGTGGTCTTCACGTCGAACACCAGGCCGACCTCGGGCAGATAGCCGTCGGGCCTGCACTTGATCTCCACGCCAGTGGCCGGATCGATGCCGAAGAAGCTGGCCTCGGCCACGAAGGTCGGATCGGCCAGATACATGGACGCGACCGGGTGGGCCTTGACAGCATCGGCGATGCGCGCGGCCAGATCGAACTCGGCTTCTGGCAGCAGGATCTGGCCGTCAAGATCGGCAGCAAGCTGGGCCTCTTTCCACTTGTTGCCCCGGCGATCCTCGGGGCCGCGCAGGACGAGGTTCTTTTCCGGCTCCAGCACCAGAGCGTGAACGGCGCTGCCCAAGGCGAAGGCGCTGCTTTCTTTGCGGACCTTGCCGCGCCAGTGGGCCAGCGAGGTTTTGTAAACCGCCTTCACGTCGGATGACGAGATCGCGGGGTGGGCGTGGTATTCCTTGTTCGTCAGGTCGGTTCTCATTTCTTTACCCATCCATAAAGTGCGATTAAAGCAGCCTCGGCTCTTCCATCTTGCTTTTTCAGTTTCCACAGGTCCGCCTGATCTGGAAAAGTCTGCCCGGCCAGAGCGCGGCTTGCGTCCTTGTCTGTGGACAGGCCAAAGTGTTTTTTCCAGATGGCAGGTGCCACCTCAAACGTTGGCACGCCAGCGTAGAACAGGCAGGCCTTCATCTCACCGTATGCCTGCGCGATGGTGACGGCGTTCTTGATGCCGATCATGCGCGGGAAGAACGGCTTTTCGATCCAAGCGCACCGCACGCTGCCGATGTCCGACAGGATGGCGCGCTTTTCCTCGATGGTGCCGGGCATGTCGAACACGCGCACGCTCATGTCGTCACCGTCCATGACAGCGATGGCACCTTGCTTTCCCAAGTCGATCCCGATGTAGCGGGCCATCACTCAGGCTCCCCGCGTGCGTGGTCGATGGCGAAGCGGACGAAGCCGCTTCTGTCGCCGTGCATTGGCGTGCTGACCTGATACGATGTGACCGATCCCACGCCCGTGCGGCCAGATCCGAAGCGGTATTTGAACTGCGTGTTCATTTCGCCGCCGTGAACATCAACTAAGCCGTCGATGATTGCTTTGAGTTCGTGCAGCTTCAT